TCTGATGAACTTGATACATAAAGAAAATCATCAATTTCCTTTTGGGTTAAATCTAAAGTCATAATCTCAACTCGGTTTCATCTTCGCTTAAATCAAGGTGAGGTTTTAAAAGAAATGGCATGCGAAAACCAATGATGTTTGAACTGCTATGCTGTATGCGCTCAAGGCGCTGCACATCGGCTACCTTAAACATATTGTGAACAACGCTGCTGGGTAGGTTATCATCTTTGCGCAAGCGTGCCATCACAGACCGTAATACTGCGCGGCTATTATCCAATGCTTTGCGCATGTTGGCATACCTACCTTTTTCATTAAACTCATAAAATACGGTAACACCGCAATCAAAATAGTCTTGATAATTTTCAGAGCCTTCATCTACTGGCGTAATATCTGGAATATCAAGCACCATGCAAGGGTATTTTACATTGTCTTTTTTCTCCACAAACTCTTCATCGTCCATAAACGAAGGTTTAGCACCATCATCAATATGGTTAATGGCTTTTAATTCTCGGCTAAATGATTCGAAATAATCATACAAAGCAGATATGGTAAGTGTTGGCATGGTTAAGCTGGTATTTGTTGTTTTCGGTTTTGCTCTTCGGCATTGCGCAATTCTTGGTTTAGCGAAAGCAGAAATACATGTGCAAGCACGTTTTTTGTTTGATCGTAAGTGCCAAACTTGGCTCCGCTGGTTGCCAATATGATTGGTCCAAAACCTTGCGGTTGTCCTGGTGCTGGTTTCTTGCCATCGCGTTTAAATACATACGGATATCTAAGCTCAAGCGCAGCGCGGTTGCTTTTATACCACATGAAAATGTAATACTTAAGCCCAACCGGTAAATTCTTTAGCTTCTTAGCGCGGCCAATCACGGTAAACTCATCAAATGGCTCGCGTTTATCAGCAGTATTTTTTACGGCTTTCTTACTTGCTTTGCGATACATCACTGCAATCAATGCATCTATGTAATCATCATTGGCATCTACCTGCGCTTTCATAAAGAAGTTATCTGCATAGCGCAGTTCATCAATGGTCATGTTGGCAAAGTTGGTATCAGGACCATGGTATACATCGCCCAAATAAGCTGGCCATCTAAACTGATGCAAGTGCTGCTTAGTAAGTAGCAACTTACGTTGAATAGCATCTACCTTGTCCTGGTAATCGTCAGGATGCATGCGATGGTTTAGCTGCAGATATGCATCTGTCATTCGATAATCTGCAAACACTACATCTGCCAATAGCATGAGCGTGGCAAGCTCAGTTGGCTCAGTATGTTTTCTGATGCGCTGCCATCGGTATTGATTCACACCCAGTAAGTATGGCATGAGGCGCACGCGCACATCTGCTTTTCTTGCTTCAAGCAAGGTTTCATTCTTAATGGTAGCATGCAAGCGCATAAACTCAACCACGGCACGGCTACAAACAATGGCTTGCAGCTTGGTCATTTCATTCCAAGTCTCCGGCACTTGATACACGCGGTGGTTTATGCTAACTTTTCTCATGCTACAGCTTGCTATTAATGGTGTCTTGTTTGTCTTTGCTGCTTTTGCTGGTGCCGTAGTAGTAACTGAATATGTTACTAATTACCACACCTTCTATCATACCAATCAAGTGAATGAATAAATCATTATTCTCAACATCATCGATAAATATCACAGCAAACACCATGATCATAAAACTGGCAAGCCCAACTAATCCGGTAACGGTCATCATCCAATCTTGACGGCCAGTTTTTGCCACTTCTATTTCACGATTGCGTGCGCTATTTCGGTCTTCTACTTCTAATCGGTATAGCTCAAGCTCAAATTCTTGCTCGCGTTGTCGCAATTCTATGAGCAATGGATCTGATAAATCTCTATCCTGATGATTCAAAAGCATTTCTTTGGTAGAAGCAATGGCACCAATGATGTTACCGCTTGCGGCTTGCATTCCAATCTGCAACAACTCTGGTCCTTTGTCCTTTAATTGCTCACCTGCTTTGGACAAAAATTGTCCAAACTTGGTGTCTTTTAGTGGCTTCTTTTCCATGTGTTTAGAAATTAACTCTATTCAACCAACCATTGAAAAACTTTTCTTGTGATCGATCATTCACGCAGATGTTGTAATATCTCATGAACTGTAAACCATTCAGCGTTTTTAGCAATGCGGCTTCTTTTACCTTATTGTTTGCCACTTCCAATGTTTTTGGTCCAATCTTACCATCCACTCGTAAATCTGGATAGTTCAATCCATTTCTGTTGAGCACATTCAAAGATTCTTGTAAATACTTTGCCGCAGTGCCTGCACCTTGATTTACTGCAGTATCAAAAAGCTCTATACAAACAGCTTTTGACTCTATAAAGTCAAGTGATAGTGGATTCCAAAACACGCGCTTGTAAAAATCAGCCGCATGAATCTTGAGCGTATGCAATTCGTCTTGCGTGAGTTCTCTTCCAGCTCGCTTGGCTTGATCAATAATTGCCCAACCAGACCATGTTGGATGAAATCTGCGTGCGATACCAAAGATGGTTTCACCACCTCTATCTGTCGAGTCATTCACATATCCACCTTCGTGAGCAAACATGTGATCAAAAGCCTCTTTGTAGTGTTCTTTCATGATTAAAATCCTATGGTTTTACCGGTTTGATTTGCGAGATCGTTGCGTGTCCAGGTGCTTGCATCATCAGCAGTGTAGTTTGTGAATGATGATGCATTAGCATTCAGGTATTTTTTGGCTTCATTGAGCCATTCATCTGCAGCAGATTGATGAAATGCGGCTTTAGCACTTACGTCTGCTCTGTCAGCTTGATACTTTTTGTCGATATGATCACCAGCCGTTTCAATTTGAATGATCGCCTGCGCATCAATTTTAACCAAATGAGATTTCATCAACCGCACTATTGATGCGTTGGCAATGTGTCGCTTTAAATAACCATTGAGCGTTACAAACTTTGGACTTGGTTCTGCCTTAGCCAATTCAGCTTTTATTTCAGCGATAAGCGCAGCACTCAAATAGTTTGTGAGCGTGATCCCCTCAATATATTCCATTTCGGTGCGCAAAAGCTTGAACGTTCTGCGGCTGTCATTGATATTGACCAGCTCGCTAAACTCACTAGCTGTTTTTATGAATAGCGAATGGTATTCAGTGTATGCTTTGCTATTTTCCCATTCAGGAAAAGCATCAATATTTAGTTCTAAATACGCATACAAGTTGTCAAGCAGCTCCAATGCTTGCTCCAAATAAGTTTGCGACAGCTCTTGGCGCTCAAAGTAAGTAAGCGGCTGCGTGCCTTCGATGGCTTTTGTGTGGATGTTGGTATTGCTTACAGCCGCAAATGCACGGTTTATGTAAAGTGAATACGCAAAATAAGCCAGTGCTTGCTGCGATAAGTACTTTGCATCTTCGTAATATACTTCACTGTAAAGCGAAAAAGAAGACGCAGAGCTGCTTAAGCTTGATTCATCATCTTGGTCATAAGCTTCGCATAGTTTGGTTAGCAGCGGTAAGCTCAGTGAGTTTTTCAGCCATTTATCTTGAGCCCGTTGTATATCGCTTTTAATGCTGTCATATTCTAAGCCACTCTGCAGGTTGCTTATGTGATCTTCTAGCTGGCTTTTATCTTCAATCAACAATTTCTTAAGTATCGCCATGGTTACATCATAGTTTGCTGACCAGTAGGGTTGCGGTCAAGTGTGGTTAATTGAACTTGTGGGAAACCAAATTGTATTTCAGGATCATAGCCATTGTAATCTCTCACAAATTCTAAGTCCTCAACAATCATATCATGGCTAAATTGGTGGCTATTTGAGTCAACCGTTTGCGCTTCTCTGATATCGCTACCGCTTCCAGCTCCCATTTGGGTGCCAACTGCACCATGGCCAATCTTAGCCGGGTTTACACCAATAGCTTTTAAAATTACATTGTTGGCGCTATCTAAATCAGCTATGTATAGGCTTGAACCATTGAAGTTATTGCTGATTTCTTCGATCTTAATGTATCGAATAAGCTCACCATTTTGACCCGCAATTGCAGGAATCATAATGCTTTTGGCTGCATTTTCGGCACCAGCAAGCACTTCATCTATCGTTTCAAGAAATGATTCGCGCTTTTTTTGCTTATCTTCTGGCTTCATCGAGCCCCATTCATCACCATACTTGGTTTGAAAATATTCCTCAGCTACGATGATGGCATACTTCACCGTCATCTGGTTATCCATTATTGCGTTCTTATACTTCGCAATATTGTTTGGCTGATCAATAGCCTTAGTTCTGATGATGGCATGCCAGTCTGCATCTTGGTAAGTATCTCTACCCAATGAATCAATGACACTAACTACAGCAAACTTTTGAAGCTTATTATCAGCTACCCATTTCTTTGCCATATCAACATCGCCCAAATAATCTTCTGGCAATACTGGTATAGCTTCTGCATTTTTATCATCACCATAATACTTAAGCGCTGGTGTATTTTGGCCCTTTCGGTATTCTGATGAATAAACTAACCATTTCGCACCAGTAGAATCATATCCAAAACGGCAGCAGTCCAAATCTTTAGCGCTGATAGTTGCAATTTTCGCTTTACTATCAACCACCATTTCAGTAACACGCATATCAAAATAGGCAATGTTTCTTATGGTTTTCTTAAGAAAACGCTTATAGTTATTGCGTTTAAGAAACTCATGAATCAGCTTATAGCTTGGCTCAGTTGGGTTTAAGAAATTGAACCCACGCTTTTGATCAGCATAATCTAATGTGTAAAGCATCAAGCCTTTGCCATACATATCTTCCATGCGCACCTTTAGTGCTCTCTTAGCAAGTGATGCAGTAGATAACTTTTCAAGCACTACTTGTGGCCAATTATTCTGAGTGGTCCACGCTGACATTTTCAATTTTAATGCAGGCGCTTTTTTTTCGCTAAGCTTAACAGATTCAGTGTAATCTCTTGGCTGCACATAAGTATTGGGCGTGCTATCCGTTTCTGCTTCCATCTTTACCACTGTTCTTGATTTTTCAAGGTGGTAGATGTTAGCATCTATATGAGTGATAATATGCGGTGGCACTGGATCACGTCTGTTTGTTGTCTTCTTTGCCATCAGTGTATAATATCGTATTCAACACCCTCAAATGAAAAGTGAGTAATCAGCCATATATTGATCTTTTTCAAATCGTTATGTGTTGCCATTTTGATATTGCGCGTAGCATTTTCAAAGTGGTTTGGCTTCCGCTTCACTTTTTCTTTTTCAAGCGTTAGTTTCTGTGATTTAGATGTTGGTAGTAATTCGTAAGGCAGTGTGCAATTATCATAAGCATATGTTGCCCCACCTCTACGCATGCGTCTATTAAACTTTACGCCTTTGATTCCAAATGAAACACGTGATTTATCACGGTTTACACCTTCCATCAATCTCAAGCAGTCAATCAATCGCATCGTTTGCATGATTCAAATTTCATTACACCATCTCAGCTATGAAAGGACACCATAAAAACGGTGTTTATACATCCAAAACGACACTTAAAACACTGTATATCAGTATCAATCAAAGTTTTAACTAAAATTTTGAGCGCGGCCAAATATTTTGACCGAAAACAAACCTGCCTCGCCCTATCCGATTTGCTTAGTTGCAGTGCAATTTGATTTGGAAATATGAATGCTACCTATTGATAACAGTGAAGTCTACGTGTGCCATTCTGTTTTCAAGTAATGGTTTGTAAATGTTGTACATCGGAATATCAAATGCATCACTAAGGTGTGTGCTGTACTCTTGAGGCAATGACTTAGATCGCTCGGTTGATTTATCTTTCTTTACCTCACCATTGCCATAATCAATTGCACCGGCATTCTCCATTGATATGCACAGCTCTCTGCAATTCTCTTTATTGATTCTGATGATTGGTAGTTTAGATGATTCATATTGCTTCAATGCAAGGTTGATAACCAAGTGCTTATCCTTATGTGCTGGGTCCAGATGATGCAGCGTCATTAGCTGGCAATTCCATCCATGTTTCTTAAATGCAATCTGCATTTGCTCGGCATAGCTTAGCTTACTGTTTGCCTGTCTATTGTTACCAGATCTATCATAGTAAAGCAATACAGTTCTATTAGATCGGCTTGCATAATATGCTGAGAAATCTGCAACAAGATCATCTAATATACGCGGATGCTTAACAAAGAAGTTCTTGAGCACATTGATTCTGCGCGGTAGTTTCTGCATTACCACCATGCTATTGATCCGCGCTCCCCAATCTACACCACATATAAGCGGCAACTTAGGGTCATGATCCCCATCAGCATCGCATGTAAGTGATTTAGGGTTGAAATCTTTATTCGCTAAATCAATGAAATTATAGTTGTTATTGATGTAGTAATGCTGATTTGCATCTAATTGGCCATAGAAACCATTAGCCACTGATGCTGGTCTTATGTTCAGTATCTCAATATCATACAAGTATTTAGACATGATTGACTTCTGCACATCAAACCAATCATCAGATAGATTGTGCTTGTTCTGCTTTGCAGAAGCACGCAGAAATAAATGATGCTGTGGGTCTGTATCAGCCACCTTATCCATATCACTAAACCATTTACCATCTGCAGTGAGTGGTATAGTAGATGCACATATGCTACTATTCAATAGTGGATGATTACCAAACCACCGCTTACCTGCACGGTTAGTAGATATTACATCGGTGTCAAGCTTATGCTTATCAAGCTTAGCGCCTTCATCTGCGATCCACCCCATGATATTACGGCCACGGTGAGATGTTCTGTCTTGGCCAGCCAATTGAAATACCGCGCCAGTATACACGTGTATGCAATGCTTCCATCCATCACCATTTGGTGCTTGGTGGCATATAGGCCAATCTCTATTTCTACGGCCTACTACATAATGCAGATCTTCTTTCCATCCAAACAACATTTCAAGGCCTTCCTTAGTACTTGGCCATGTTTCAGATAATATCTGCTTGTAAGAACTACCCACCAATGAGAATTTCCCCCTGGGTAACTGTGTACTAAGTTTATAGAAACGATCAGCAATTATGGTCGATTTACCTGCACCTCTACCCCATTCCAACCAAATAAATTTGGCAGGTGATGTCATAGCTATCATCTGAGGTATGTTTAGTTCAACCTCTTTTTTTGGTAGATTATTCATCCAATTCCATATCAATATTTGGAAAAATGGCATCTAAATCAAATGCACCAGAGTTATGAGCCATATCAATAATTGGCTTCAATTTCTTAGAAATAACAAACTTAATTTCGTGTGCTTGAAGGTTTTCCCAATCAATTTTTTCGGCATCTTCTTTATCTAAGCCATAGGCTGAAATCATGTTTTTTAGCGCTGCATTTGCGGCTTTTAAATCATCTTGTTTGAGACTTTTATTAAACACCTTTAGCGCCATGTTGTATACAATATGGCGCATCGCCTTTTTGTGAACTTCCTGAGCATCACCATGCAATTGAAGCGAATGCTGCACATCTCGTTGTATAGTCCTAATGCTTAAGCCAGATGTTGTGCTTATTTCTTTTACTACATCTTCACGAGAAATACCTTCACAAAGCAAACCCCAAATGGTGAGCCATCGCTTTCGTGTTTCAATATCATCCTGGTTTTTCAGCTCTAAACCATGGGTATAATAGGCTTCAATTCTACCATATTGAGTAGATGTATCTATTTCAATTGGCATTATGCTCTGCATTCCTTTTGGAATAATGCTCAAATCACGATTTTTCATTGTTCTCTCTTCGCTTTAGTTCAGCACGTGCGGCAATAAGCTCTGCATAGTGCATTTCTCTTAATTCAGTAGACCTTTGAAGCTTAGCGCTGATGTATTGTCTCTTTTTTTGATCTCTACACTTAGCCAAGTCATTTTCATACTTAGCTCGCTGCTTTTTATGATGACTTTCAGATGCTTTTCTGTTTCCTTCAAATCGCTTAAGCTCTAAGTCGCTCATTTTGGTAATATCAACCGAAGATTCAACAGTCGGCACTATTTCGCCATGAGTTAGATAGTGATCAATTTTATTCCACAGCCTAGCTTCTTTATCCTTTAAATCGATGATATTAAGCGCCATTTTTTCGCGTGTTTCATCGTCTTTTAGGTCTACAAATCGCAAATTCCAATTTAGCTTTCGTGCTTCTTTGGCGTAATCAATGATTTTGATATAATAGCTTTTAAGCTCTGCAGGGAGTTTTTCAAATTGAACTTTTTGCAGTTTTGGATCTGCATATGCAACCACATCTTGAGGCTGAGCACGCTCAATGGCTGGTGCTTTTTTTTTTCGGCTACAAAAGGAATTTTTGGCGATTTTATCACCTTTGATTTTGAAACAACAGCCTTTTTATCACTCTGATCACGCTCTATCTTGCTCAACTCAACATGAAGCTTTTTCATCCAGTTTATTTGACCTTTACCAGCCAAAAAACGCTTTTTAAGCACGTCAATTTTCCCGTATTTTCGGTAAATAGCCACGCCAAGCTCATAATCGCCACCATCAGCGCGCCAAGCTTGTATTTCTTCTGCTATCGTCATTTTTCAAACCTTGATTTATCCGGAAAGTACTCTTGCAATGCCTGGCGAAGCTCTGGCGTTAATCCAGCATCATTGTGATTCATGAATTTGTGATTTTGAAACCAATTTTTAAGCTGATCTACATTATCACTTGGTTTTCCATCAAATGGAATTTCTCTTGGACCATAAAGTGCTAATTTCACATCATTTCCAGGCTCTAAAAACTCAATATTGGCTGGTCTGTGATGATTGTAATACAGAGAAAACATCAACAGCCTGTTTTTGCCTGGTGCATAAATCTGAAACACTTCAATCATCTTTTTTCGATCAAAAAACTTCGGTAAATGATTCTCAAAATCAACCCAAGCATCATCTGCGCCTGGTAAGCATCGTTTTTTAGCTCGCAAAGCATCAATAGTTCTAAATTTAAGCTTGGTATGCTTTGGAAACTTGCTGCGATCTACCTTATCGATATCTATTGCATTTTTTGACCTTGGCAAAGCAAAAACACGCTTCAAATCAGCCATTTTTACCTCAGAAGTGAGATAAATATCATCATACGTGTACAATATTTTATTTCCAATGTTTGGATCTGTAATGGCAGCATTTAATTTTCTAACGGCATCTAAACACACCGGTAAAAAATCATCGTAAATATGCTCTACTGGTAAATGATTTGCATTTTGTACCCAATCTGGAATATCACCAGAAAACCACAACTTAAATGGCACTTTCAGATTCTTATCCAAGCTTCTTAGGCTGTATCTTAGTTCATCCCACTTAGCTGGGCCGTTAAAATATTGGTATACTACATCAATCATATCGCTTTGATTTTTTCGAGTAATTCATTACTAAAATGCTTCTCAAAAAACACATTAGACCGCACATTTACTTCTGTGAAATCGTTGAATTTGTTCATACCAACATCACTTTTCAAATCAAACATCCTAATGTTGCGCTCAAGCATTTTGAAGCTATACACATTATCGTAATGATCATGGCAATAAGCATTGATCATTTTACTCATGCTGCCGTCAAGTCCTCGCTTTTTGGTGTCGCTCCATAGCTTAAAACCATGCGCTTCTACCAAATCACGGCTAAGCATACGGCCAGCGCCTACGGTTCTCGATTGTTGAGACTTATAACCACGCCAGTATACAACGCGTGCACTCTTTGCATTAACTACATATAAGTCTTTGATGCCAACAAACTCGGCTTTTTGGCCAGCCATTTCAAAATAAAACTGCAGCATAGCAGCATTAATGAAATCATCACTACCAAGCACCAAAACATAATCAAAATCTAGGCATTTACTTGCTTCTAGCACTGCATTCCATTTCTTACCCAAAAACTCGTTTGAGCATTCGGTGTAGTGCGCCCAATTTGGCACCAGCTTTCGGCTCGAAATGCCTTCGCTACCCACTACGGCCATGCTCAACTCTTGGCCATCTTGCAACTCATTTCTAAGCTGCGTATAGTGGTCCATGAATAGCTTGGTTACTTTAGGCCGTTGCCATATAGCTGTAATGATGTGTATCTTCATTTTATCGGGAATGGCGTACGGTTTTCAGTCTGAAAGACAGCTTTAGTATATCACCGAATTGTTTAATCATTTGCACTCGCCTAGCTTTTGTGCGTTTTCGATTATTCGTTTTAAGCTTTGCGGCTCTTCTTCGCTGACTTCTGTTTGGATCAAAAATTGGCATGCCTTTATCATCATATGCAATCACACTTCTGGTGATATACATGCCTTTTCGCAAGGTTATTTTTTTACCACCTTGCACATAATCAAATGTTGAGGCGTTGATAGATCGGTCTTTTACAATGGGGTAATTCTGTATTTGATACATCTTGTAGGTATTTATTATCCAAAGATTAGCACCATACAACTTTGCGAAAAGGACACAAAAAAAGGGCTACACATTGTGCAGCCCTTTCACCCCAATTAATTCACACGTACCTACGCGATGAATAATCTTTATGCAGTTGTGCTTGAGCTAGTGCTCAAACTTGCAGCATCATCCAATGGATCATAACCCAGCACAATTGGTGCTGGTGATGTGCTAGGATAAGAACACTCAAAACTGATTTGCTTACGCTCGGCAGTTGTTGCACCTGTTGTTGGTGTGATGTTGTCAAAATTCACAGGTAAGTTTTCACTACCCAATTGTCTCAACGTGCCATCACTTTCAGGAACCAATAAAATCATTGGTGTGTTGTTTGCATATCTAGCAAAACCTAATGCTCTACGCTTGTTTCCTGGATGAACAAAACTAAACTTGTTCAAGAAACTTTTGCCATCCACTTCGCCTTGTGGCTCACAAACTACACCGCTGGTGTCTCTTGTGATATACATCTTATTCCAACCCTTTCCAGTTTTGAAATTATATCCAATGCCATCTTGTGCGCAGTCAATTACTGCAGCATCATCAAGACTTGCTGGGCTTTCAGGAACGTTTGGAATACCATTTTTGGCAAACGAACTGCGCGGAGCATAATAGAAATAGGCAGCCATGCCACCCATATTTTCAGAGCCATCTGGCCAAGCAATATCTAATATCGCGGTACTTTCTAAACTCACGGCTATTGTTTTTTTTTGATTGATAAAAGGCTGAGCCATATTGCAGGCTCAGCCGTTAATTTCTATCAGATCACACTCACTACACTAAGGTAGTTGAGTTAGATCCTGAGTACGACCAATCTGGTCTGTACATGTAAATCAGCTCTGGTCTGATTACACCAATTGCTTCCCACCAATCAGTGTAGATGCTTACATTTCTTTTAGCACCTTCTACCATTGGCATTGGTATTGCATTTTGTCTGGTAGCATGTACCAGGTTACCTTTTACAGTCGCAATTACAATTCCTGTACCAGCCAAACACTGCAATGGCTTGATCTCCCATCCAGCACCATCACCATAGATATCAGAGAAATCTATGATAGGTGTTACTGAATAATCAATATTTGAACCAAGCGTGTTTCGCTTATCCTTGAGCATTTTTCGCACCAATTTTGGATCGCTAAAAAACTCAACCATTTCACCTTCAAATTCAACTGGTAAATCCTCAGCCATTTCTTCGTAAGCATCAAATGCTTCTGCAAGTATCGCTGGGTTTTTGTCAATCAAAAACTGATGACCACCTGCATTTACTGCATCGGTTGCTACTTTCACCAATCCATCCATGGCATTAATAGCCTTTCCTGGAGTTCCTTCCGTAGGAGCTACATACTGACCATATCGGTAACTCTTAAGCTCACGATCATGATGGCTTTGTGCAATCAACTGACGCATCATATGCGCAACGTATGGTGCTTTGGTTCTGTCCTGCTCTGTTACAGGGCCATTCAAGTACTCCAAATAGCTTTGTTTGAAAGCATCTGGTTTACCTTCCCAGTCAATCTTCAAGTTATACAGCTCAAGCAATTTTGGTGTATAAGTTGCAGTTGTTTTTGACGTGTAAGTGCCTTGAAAAGACTGCACTACTTCGTCTAAATGTTCATTTACAAGACGAACCGTGTCGCCTTGTGCAAAATATGGAGTAAGTTGAGCCATACTGCGAGGTTTTACTCGCATTTGGGTCATTAATGTTTCCGCATTATTTTGATTCCCCAAATAATACGAACCATATTCAGCTTTTACTGATGAAACGTCTATTACGCTTGCCATTTTCTGTAATTATTTAATGGTTGTTGTGATTACTTTTTGAAAACGTGAGGCACACCTGCTTCTGCAGCTAGCCCTTCATACATTGGGTTTTCAAACACATTTGGTGTTTGGTCCACTTCTTCTGTTACCGCTGGCGCAAGCGCTGCTGGTTTTGCTCCTGGCTTACTTTCAAGCGTAGCAATGTGTGCACGAAGGCTTTCGGCTTGTGCTTCCGCAGTATCACCTTCAAGCTCATACTCGCTGGCAATACTGTTAATCAATGCATTTGCAGATGCTGCATTTGCATTTGATGCTGCAAGTTGTGTCTCAAGCTCAGCGATGCGCGCATTTGCGCCTTCAGCCGCGCTAGCGGCAGCTTGATTCACAGCCTGCTCATTCGCTTCAAGCGTAGATTCAATAGTGGCAATCTGAGTTTCATTCAGATACACACCATCTTCACTAGCCTCAAGCGAATCAACGCCTAGCGTGGCGTTTACTTTGGCATACTGTTTCATGTTATATATATTGGTTTGAAATACATTTT